CTCTCCTCCAAGCCTCTTTCGGCCTATTCCGGCCGATAAACGCAAGCCACCGCAGGCGGGAGCGGCCTGTTGTAGAGACCTCTAACGAGGTCGTTACAGCAACACCGTCGACTCTACGTTGCCTCGTCGGCAACATGGGGGCGCCGAGCGGATTCGATCCTTATGCTGGTTCCGCGATTTCTTTTCACGGGACCGGCGCCATTGGCATCGGCAAATCTGTCCAAAAGACAGCGCTGAAACAGTGGTGTGAGGGCGAATTCGTTTATATCCCAAAGGCTGGGTTTGATCCATCGAAATTTCTCGATCGATATGAAACCCTGGTGAGTGTTGACATAACACCCGCCGTCCTTTGGGAACTCGCTCCGTGGTCATGGTTGGTAGACTGGGCAACTCAGATAGGTGCTCAGCTCTCTGCTATGGAAGCAGGACTATCCAACCGCGTTCTCAGCACGTATTTCTATGGTATGGAGGAGGCAACCGCCTCCCTCAAGACCGACGTTCTTGTGACGGGTAACCAAAGTGGACGTGTCCACCAAGGTCCCCAATTCATGAGAACAGAAATGCACCGACGTCGTCGGCGCAGAATACGTGCTAACCCTTTCGGTTACACAGGCAACCCTAACACTGCCCTATCAGGCAGTCAGATGGCGATCCTGGGTGCTTTGGGGCTTACAAGGCTCCGCTAGCACAAACACAGTGAAACACCACCCCTCGTCCGCAAGGACAACTTAGGAGAACCAATGCTTGCTGATCCGCAGAATGTGACGGTTAATGCCGTCGCCATTCCACTGCCTCGCATCGAGGAACGTGCTGACACGCACGTTTACTCTGATCGGGCTACTGGAACTACCCTCTACGTCACCCAGAAGGTGAACAAGGATGGTACGCTCCGTACCTCGATCTCTCTCACGAAGGCTGAAATCGTGACTGATCCCGTTACCGGGCTCAAGTCTCGACTTCTTCCTTCCGTCACCGTATCGGCTAACCAGCCGGTCGGGATCGCTGCTGACAGCGCTGAGAAGCTCTATGATGGGCTTACCAACGCTCTCGAAGCGACGACCAAGGCTCTTCTGAAGAAGACCCTTAACGGAGAGAAGTGAGTGCGCTTGAAGCGCTTGCATTCATGGCTGTGGTCATCTTGAC